AAAAGCCGATTTTTATGGATCTATAAAGATGGACAAAGATGAGACACGGGAGATTGAAAATGATCCCGTGATCTCTGATCTGTTAAAAATGGGATTGATAGAGATCCTGGATGAACAGGAAGGCGGTGAGTCAGATGAGAGTGAGTGAAATTGATGAAGATTATCTTGTGAATTATCTGAAACTAGATGAACCAGACGATGACGATATCAAATTTGCTCAAACCTGTCTGGATGCAGCGAAAAGTTTTATCAGAGGGCAGACAGGTCTTGATGACGAACAGATTGATGCATACGAAGATATTACGATCGCAGTATTGGTACTCACACAGGATATGTATGATAATCGTCGGTTGTATGTCGAAAAAAGCAATGTAAATAAGGTAGTAGACAGCATTATTTATCAGTATGCGGAGAATTGGTTATGAAAGAGATCAACATCGGAAAGATGAATAAGAAAATATACATATGTACACCAAGAACAACACAGGATGAAATGGGACAGGATATCATGACCTATGAAAAAGGAAAAAGGATATGGGCAACCGTAAAATCTGTGCGTGGTGGTGAATATTATGATGCTTTGAAGCTGTCTCCAGAGGTATCTTATATCATTTATACAAGATACAGGAAAGACATACATCCAGATACAATCCTTATGTATCACGGAAAGAAACTGGAAGTGAAGCATGCAGCTGATATTGAAGAAGAGCAGGTAATGCTTGAGATTCAGTGTACAGAGTATAAGAAAAAAGGAGCAGATCATGGATGGATTGGAATTTGACGGACTGAATGATCTGGTTGATGGATTAGAAAATGCAGTCAGCAAGTATCCAGATCTTGCAGAGGCAAGCTTAAAAAGAGAGCAAAGAGATTTTAAAAAAGATATGATCCGTGAGACATGGAGTGCAGTGGATAAGCACACAGGAAATCTTGTACGAGGCTTTCGATTTTCAGCAATCAGAGGAAACAGATCTAATATGGAAACAGATTTCTATGCAGAGGGCAGCAAGAAAGGTGCGCATTTTCATTTGGTCAATAATGGTCATGAAATGGTAACGGTTGTCAGCCGGAACGGAAAGAAGGTTCAAGGCGGTGGGAAGACCGTTGGATTTGTTGCCGGGCGCAGAATCAAAGAACCAGTGATCGAGAGGTGGCATCAAGAACATGCAAAGAGAGCTGAAAAAATGCTGGAAAAGATTCATGAGGAAATTGAAAAATGATACCAATCAAAGAACTGAAAGCAAGTTATATCAAGGTTTTGCGTGAAGCAGTTCCGGGTATGAGAATTTATAGTAATGAAGTAGAGGAAGGTTATGAAACGCCATCCTTATTTGTTCAGATGATTCCTCTGATATTTAAACAGAGGGAGACGGCAAGTATCACACGATCAAGTTATATGTTTGAAACGACGTTTTTACAGTATAAGAAAAATGATGCCGAACAGCTTGAAATCATGGAAAAGATAAGAGACAAATTAGGTGATCATTTGGAAGTGGAAGACCGGAAGATATTTGTGGAAGAACCAGAGATTCAATACACCGGACAGGCTCATAATATCATACAATTTGTTTTCAAAGTTGAATTTTTAGAAGACTGCCGACAGGCAGCAATAGAGCAGATGATGCAGGAAGTTAATATGAAGGAGATGATAACAAAGGGGAACATGCAGCATTAATATAACCTTTATTGAAAAAGCAAAGACAGTGATTGAAAGATCTGGAAGTAAAAACGTAGGTCTGATCATTCCTGGAACAAACAATGACAGGATTTTAAAGATTGCGCCAGGAGATAATATTCCAAGTGCTGGATTAAAGTACAAAGAACAGATTGAGATGGCACTGATTGGAAACACGGTCAAACCGAAAAAGCTGGTCGTTGCATTTTCAGGAGTAGATCATGCAGAGATTGACGATGCATTAAATGCATTGGCGGATGAAAATGTAAGTTATGCAGCAGTCAGCACACAGACAGAGACAGTAGCATCGAAAGTTGTCAGCTGGGTAAAGGAACAGCGAGAAATTGGAAAAAATATCAAAGCTGTTTTACCAGAAAATACAGCGGATAATGAAGCAGTCATAAACTTTTCCACAGAAAGTGTATCAATTGTTGATAAGTCATACACTGCAGAGCAGTTTTGTGCCAGAATGGCAGGATTGTTTGCAGGAACACCGATTACAGAAAGTGCAACATATGCGGTGCTGCCAGAAGCGACAGATTGTACACGAATGTCCAAAAAAGAGATGGATTCAGCAATTGATGCAGGAAAACTGATCCTGTTTTATGAAGACGGAGAAGTCAGAGTTGCACGTGCAGTTAATTCATTTACAACAAAGACCGATGAAAAAGGAGATCAGTATAAAAAGATTAAGCTGGTCGATATTATGGACACAATCAAGAGTGATCTGAGAAGCACGATCAGAAATGAGTGGATTGGGAAAAAGGCCAATACTTATGATAATAAATGCCTTTTAATCTCTGCAATTCAGGGATATATGGATGATCTTGTATTACAGAATGTCTTAGAATCTGCAACAGTAGAAATTGATATTAATGGAAACAAACAATATCTTGAACAAAATGGTGTGGATGCTACAGATATGAGCAGTGATGATATCAAAAAAGCAAATACAGGAGATAAAGTATATTTAGTTGCAAATATCAAAATGAATGATGCAATTGAAGATGTAACGTTAGAAATCAGCATTTAAAGGTTTGTCAGAGTCTGACAAAGATATTCAGGAGGTAACAAAGGGATAGTTATAAACCAGATCATGTTATAAATGGAACATTTGGAAATGTATGGTTAAATGATCAGTACATGGCAGAATCTACAGCATTACAAGCAAAGTATAAGATTACAAAAAGTGATGTTGTACAGACAAATACGTTAAGCAAAGGGCAGAAGATCACACAGTTAGAAGGAACTGGAACATTAAAAATGAACAAAATTTCTTCTTATATGATCAAACTGTTGCTTGCAGATATTAAAAAAGGGATCATGCCGGATATTACGATCATAACAGCATTGAAAGATCCAGCATCACTTGGAACAGAAAGAGTCAAAATTACAGGAGTTAGTTTCGATGAGCTTACACTGGCAGATTGGGAAGCAAACAAGTTAGGCGAAGAATCCTACCCATTTACGTTTGCTGATGCAGAACCAATCGACTTAATTTAGGAGGATAAGATGAATTTAGTAGAGAAATTATTACAGCTTGACAAGAAAGATGTTCGAGATAATAAAACAGGAACTTATAAATCAGGGAATATGCAGCAGCTGGTTGGTGATCCAACGATTACGATTCAGGAAATTGATGCGGAGCGACTGATGGAATTACAGACATTACCGCTTGATAAGGCAGGTAATTATAATTTCCAACAGGGATATGCAGCCAACTTAATGACAGTAGCAGAAGGTGTGATCAATCCAGATCTTAAAAGCAAAGAATTGCAGGAGCATTTTGGAGCAATCAATGCCTCTGATCTTGCGAAAATTCTGTTTAAAACAGAAGTGCCGGAGATCGCAACAGAAATTGCTAATTTATCAAGTCCAGATGTGGTCGATGAAGAAGAACTAAAAAACTAATTCACGAAAGAGGAGATATACAGATGGCATATCTCCTCTTTCGCGATCATAATATGACTCCGTCGCAATACTATGATCTTGGACCAAATGAGAGAGCAATGCTGAGAGCATTTATAAGACAGGAATGCCAGGAAAGAGAGGAATTGTACAAGGAGCAAAGTAGTTGATGCAACACTACGACTGATAGATAAGTATACCGAACCATTGAAAAAAGCTGCAGAGCAGACACAGCATCAGGTTGGCTACATGAAACGGCAGGCGAACCAGATTAAGAGTGTTGGAAAGAGTATGTCCAGTTTTGGCTCATCTCTGACGAAAAATGTAACAGCTCCGATTCTTGCAACACTTGGAGCAACTGGAAAGATGGCTGATACATTTGAAAAAGATATGGGTCAGGTCAATACGCTTTTGGATAACAAAGAGCATCTGCAAAAGTACAAGGATACAGTGATTCAGGTGTCGAATGATACAGGAATTGCATTAGGAACAGTATCAAAAGGTGTATATCAGACGATCAGTTCCATTGGAGATCTTGGAAAGAAAACACAGGATATCTTTTCAATATCAGCAAGAGCGGCTAAAGGTGGAGGTGCTTCCGTAGCAGAATCAGTAGCATTGATCAGTTCTGGAATGAAAGGCTATGACAGTGTGAATGTCAAGACGGCACAATCAATCAGTGACATGGCTTTTATGACCCAGAAGTTAGGTGTTACGACATACAAGGAGCTGGCATCAAGTATGCAGCCTCTGTTTCCACTTGGAAAATCGTTGAATGTATCATATCAGGAATTGTTTGGAAGTATGGCAACCCTGACAGGTGTGACAGGAAATACAGCGGAAGTCACCACGCAGATGAAAGGATTGTTTACTGGTTTATTGAAACCAACGGATTCCATGTCGAAATTAATGCAGAAATATGGATATCAAAATGGACAGGCAATGATCAAATCAGAAGGAATGTCTGGAGTACTAAAAATCTTGCAAAAGGAAACAGGCGGACAGTCAGATAAAATGGCAAAGCTGTTCAGTAATTCCAGAGCATTAACAGCGGCAATCGCATTGACTGGATCACAGTATGATACATTTCGAGAGAAAACAAAGAAAATGAATCAGGCATCAGGAGCAACAGAAAAAGCCCTGAAAGATATGAAAACGTCAACGAGTGACATAAGAAAAGCAATCAATTCAGCAAAAAACTCATTGACGGTCTTTGGAAGCTCTGTATTGAAAGTTGTTGCGCCATCAATTACTACAGGTGCAACAAAACTTGCTGATTTTGCAAAGAAATTTTCAAAGCTGAATCCCGAAACGCAAAAATTTATTGTAAGAATGGCGTTGACTGTTGCAGCAGTGGGTCCGGTAATAAAAATTATTGGAACACTTACAACAGGAATAGGAAGTCTTGCAGGAAGAATGGTCACACTGTATGGAAAGTTCTCGCAGGCAGAAAGTATATCTGCGTTCTTAGGGCCTGGAGGAAAGATTGCTTTAGTATTGGCGGCGATCGCTGTTGCGGCGGTGCTGGTATATAAAAACTGGGATAAAATAACCGCCGGAGCAAGAAAAATGCAGAAGGCAGTTGTAAAGGCAATGAATGATGCAGGAGTTGATACTCAAAAGCTTGGCAAGACAGTGCGCCAGATTGGAACAATGGCAGTGAGTTCTTTTGGAAAAATAGGAAAAGCAGGAGCTGCGGTTGTTAAATTTTTAAGACCAGTTGCAACATTTGTTGCTGGAGCATTTAAACTTGTATTTGGAGCTACATTTAAATTTATTATAGCCAGAGCATCAGGATGGCTTAAATCAACACTGGACATAATTCATGGAGTTACAACAGCATTTAGTGGAATCATAACATTTTTAGAAGGCGTTTTCACAGGAAATTGGAAAAAGGCATGGAATGGCGTTAAGACAATTTTCAAAGGAGCATTTGAAGCAATCGTTGGATTCGCAAAACGTCCTTTAAATCAGGTGATCGGGCTTGTAAACTCCGTGATTTCTGGATTGAATGGAATAAAAATCCCAAGCTGGGTTCCGAAACTTGGCGGCAAAGGTATTAATCTTCCAAAGATTCCAATGCTAGCAAGAGGTACAGACAATTGGAGTGGTGGTATCGCCCAAGTTCACGAAAAAGGCGGAGAGATCATAGATCTCCCGAGAGGAACGCGTGTATATCCACATGATAAGTCAGTACAGATGGCAAGGAATCAGGGAAATAAGACTTATAAGATTGAAAAATTTGCGGATACGATCATTGTGAGAGAAGAAGCAGATATTGATAAAATAGCAGAGAAACTTGCAGAGAAATTAGAAGCAATACCGGCATAAAAGGAGAATGGAAGGGAAATTTGGTTAAATAATGGAAATGACAAGATCCGGTTTCCGGTATTGCCATCTTCCTATAAGATAGGAACATCTGTACAGAATACAACCGAAACTGTACACAGAAAAGGCGAAATAAATATTCTTGGAGACAGAAATTTAGAAACGATTGAAATAAGTTCTTTTTTTCCAGCGCAAGAATATCCATTTTGCCAATATAAAGGATTTGATACAAATCCGATAAACTATATCAATAAAATCAAAAAGTGGGAGTATGAAAAAGTGACTCCCACTTTTGTTATGACAGGAGACGTTGACTTTAACAAAACAGTGTCAATAGAAAGTCTTGAGTATGGAAAAGATGACAGTACAGGAGATATCGCGTTCACTTTGAACCTGAAAGAATATATCGCGGTCTCATATTCGGCAGCAAAAAAGAAAACATCAAATGGAAAGAAAGTAAAAAAGAAAAACAGCAGTAAAAAAAGAAGCAGTAAAAGTGTAAAAATAACATCTTATACTGTGAAAAAAGGAGATACGCTGCGCAAGATCGCAAAAAAGAAAACAGGAAGTTCTTCAAACTGGAAGAAAATCTATACGAAGAATAAAAAAGTGATCGAAAGTGCAGCAAAGAAACATAAAAGAAGATCAAGCAGTAATGGAAGATATATTTATGCAGGTACAAAGTTGGTGATTGAGAAATGAGCTTAAATTTAAAAGTTGAATGGAAGGGAAATGATATTACCAGTACGATCAGTTCCATTACCTGGTCCGGAAGTGCTTATTCATCTGCCAGATCGCTAGAGTTTAGTATAGTGAATCCAGCAGGAGATACACATTTTAAAACACCGGATATTAAGCTAGGAGATCTGATATGTTTCTATAATGGAAAAGACAAGCTATTCCATGGAAAGCTGACAAAGAGAGAAAGAAAAGGGGAAGCCGGAACAATTACATATACAGCACAAGATTATATGTTATATCTGATCCGGAGTAAAGGAACCTATAAATTTAAGAAAAAGAAGCCGGAGCAGATCACACAATTGATCTGCAAAGACTTAAAGATAAAAACAAAAAGTATTGCAAAAACGAATATGAAGATTAAGAAACTATTGTTCCAAGACAAGGAATATTACAACATGATTCTTACAGCATATTCTAAAGCGTATAAAAAAACAGGTACAAGTTATCAGCTGATCATGGATGGAGATAAATTATCTGTTATAAAAAAGGGATCGATGTTAAATGTAACATTGGATCAAAAAGAAGGTATCACAGAGAGTTCCTATGAGCAGTCAACAGACAGCATGGTAAATAAGGTTGCAATTTACAATTCCAAGAATAAAAGAATTGGAACAGTTTCCAATAAAAATTGGATTAAAGCATATGGAACATTTCAGGATTCCGTAACTGTTGATAGTGGAAATGGAAAGAAAGAGGCTGAAAATACATTGTCGGGTCTGGATACCAGTGCGTCATTGACAGCTATTGGAGATATCAGATGCAAAGCAGGATATGGAATAAAAATCAATGATGTTGATTCTGGATTGTGTGGAAAGTTCTGGATTGAGAATGATTCGCATGTATTTGAGAATGGAACTTATATGATGACTCTTGAGCTTGCATTTAAGAATGTTATGGAAACAGAAGAAGATGATGCAGAATCAAATGCTTCAGCAACTAAAAGTACAGGTATATTAAATGGGAAAAGAGTAAAGGCATTATTTACAGCATATTATCCGGCATCAAATAAGATGGAGGGCGGTTATTATGATTGTAAGGGAAAGAAACTGGACCCAAGCAAATACACATGTGCAGCACCATCTAGTATAAAGTATGGAAATGAAATACAGGTACTTGGAACAAAGACAAGCAGAGACAAGAAGGTTCATCGAGTCAATGATCGTGGCGGTGCAATCAAAGTTGTGGATGGTGTCTACCACTTTGACCTGCTAATGAAAACAAAAGCTCAATGTAACCATTTTGGAAAACGTACCGGATACGCAATTATAGGAAATGGTACTGGATACAAGCAAACATCTGCAGGTAATACAAAAGCAGATAAGGTTATAAAAAAAGCAAAAAGTTTTATAGGAGAAGTAAAATATGTCTATGGTGCATCATCGCCACAATCAGGAAAATCCGATTGCTCTGGTTTTACATCTTATGTATTCAGAACCACGGCAGG